CAAGACATTTTAAAAATTTCACGGGAAATAAAATCGGAAAGGCGGTGAGAATATGGCAGGCAGAAACAGAAAGCCTATAGCGTTACATCTTGCGAATGACAATCCTTCGCATTTATCGAAATCGGAAATTGCAGACCGTCAGGAAAGAGAAGTCAATGTGCCGTATACGAATGTGAAACCGCCGAACTATCTGAATGCAAAGCAAAAGAAAATCTTCAAGGGGTACGCTGAAAAGCTTGTATCGATCGGCATAATGACAGAGCTTGACACAGACTGCCTTGCAAGGTATGTCATGGCACATGATTTGTATGTGACGTACACTGAGGAATTAAACAAGGCTATTGCAGAGGGCGAAATCGCAATAACTAAAGAAATGCAGCGGCTTCAGGACACAGCCTTCAAGCAGGCGCAGGCTTCAGCCCGTGACTTAGGGTTGACTATAACAAGCCGATGCAAGATAGAAGTACCGCAGCCGTCAGAAGATGATGACGATGAATTATAAAACGCCTATCCCGGCACGGGTACAGGGGTATATTGACCTTGTTGAAAGCGGTCAAGTCAGGGTAAACAAAGAACGCCTGCAATTGATAGAGCATATCAAGAAAGTTTTTCAGACTGAAGATTTGCGGTACAGTGAAATTCAGATTGAAAAATACTTGTCGTATCAGAAATATTTTCCTTTTGAGCTTTTCGAATGGGAAATATTTCTTTTTGTTTTGCACAACTGCATATTCAGGACTGACGGGAATCCCCGTTGGTCTGATCTGTTCGCCCTTATGGGACGTGGCGGCGGTAAGAATGGCTTTCTTGCTTTTGAAGATTTCTGTTTGATAACTGAAACAAACGGCGTTGCATATTACGACATTGATATTTGTGCGAACTCTGAGGAACAAGCACGAACATCATTTGACGAAATATACAACATCCTTGAAAATCCGAAGTTCCGAAAGAAATTTGAAAAAAATTTTCGGTGGACAAAAACAGAAATCCAGAACAAGAAAACACGGTCAAAAATCAAGTACCGCACCAACAACCCGAAAGGAAAAGACGGACTGCGAAGCGGTAAGGTTGACTTTGATGAACCTCATGCATATGAGAACTGGGAAAATATCAACGTCTTTACAACGGGACTTGGTAAAAAACCGCATCCCCGAAGGACGTATATTTCGACAAATGGTGATGTCCGTGAAGGACCCCTCGACCAGTTGATTGAAAAGAGCCAAAAGATATTAAACGGAGAAATTGAAGATAACGGATTTTTGCCGTTTATCTGTAAGCTTGACAGCCCGGATGAAGTTCACGATTCCGGGAACTGGGAGAAAGCAAACCCGTCACTCCCCTATCTGCCTACATTGTTTGAACAAATGAAGCGTGAATACGCTGATTATCTTCTCGATCCTGTTATAAATAATTCCTTTATGACAAAGCGAATGAACATTCCGCAGGGGCGAAAAGACACAGAGGTCGCTTCATGGGAAAACATCTTGAAAACAAATGGAGAAGTCCCCGACTTAATCGGGCAGACGTGCGTTTGTGGCATTGACTACACAAAAACAACTGACTTTGCTTCAGCTTTCCTTCTCTTCAAGGGGAAAGATGTGTATTACGGTATTCATCATTCGTGGTTCTGCAATCGGTCATGCGATAAGCATAGAATCAAAATCCCATTGAATGAAATGGTTGAAAGAGGACTGCTGACTATTGTTGACGATGTTGAAATCAATCCTGATTTAATAGCAACATGGGTACAAGAACAGCGCATGAAATACAATCTTGAAGCAATTGCAGTTGACAGCTATCGTTACACATTGCTTTCAAGGTCGTTGCGTGAAATTGCCGGATTTGATGCGGCTGATAAGACGATAAAGCTTGTTCGCCCGTCTGATATCATGCAAGTACAAATCCGAATCAACAGTTTGTTTTTGTCAAATCAAATCATCTGGGGTGATGATCCGATGCTCCGGTGGGCGGTCAACAATACAAAGTTAGAGCCTGCGCCGAATAATAATTTCAAGTATGCAAAAATAGAGCCGAAAAGCAGAAAAAATGATATGTTCATGGCTTTCGTTCATGCATTTATTCTTGAAGGGCAGCTTCCGGATGTGTGTGAAATGAGCTTCCTTGAACCGATTCTGCTATAAAGAAAGGGGGTGAAATATACCGATGAAATTTAATCTTTTCAATTTCCTTGAAAAAAAGGTTGATGCTGCTGAGATAAGCCCTGTAACACAGAAGCTGCTTGAACAGATAGCCTTCAAAGAACTTGCTTTGCACATTGCTATATCATATATAGCGAATACTATGAGCAAATGCGAAATCAAGACGTTTGAAAAAGGCGTTGAAGTCAAAGACAAGCTGTATTATATGCTGAATGTATCACCGAATTCGAATCAGAATTCCAGTCAGTTTATAAACAAATTTGTCGAAAAGTATTTCTATGACGGGCATTCGCTCATAATTCCGAAAAATGACGGGCTGTATTGTGCTGATAGTTTTGATATTGAGGATAGCAACCCACTGAAAGAAAATATATTTTTCAATGTTGCTTTCAATTGTTACACACTCCCCGGCGAACACAGGGCAAAAGATGTGTTTTATATGAAGCTTGACAACAAGAATGTCAAAGCTATTGTTGATTCACTCTATATGCATTACGGGGAAATTATTTCAACAGCCCTTGCAGCGTATAAGAGGACAAACGGCACGAAATACAAATTAATTCTTGAACAGTACAGAGCCGGTGATGCTGTCTTTGAAAAGATGTACAAAGACGTGATTCAGAAGCAGTTGAAAACATTCATCGAGAACGACAACGCTGTATATCCTCAGTTCAAGGGGCTTGACCTTCAGGAATTTTCAAGCAAAACACCGAGCAATACAAGCGATATTGTCACAATGCGGAAGGAAATCTTTGAAACGACCGCACAGGCTTTCAAAATTCCCCTTTCGATGATGTACGGCAATATCACGAACATGAATGAGATAGTCAAAGTATATCTTTCATTCTGTGTTGATCCGCTTGCTGATATGGTGAGCGAGGAATTCACACGAAAATATCACGGCTTTTCCGGGTGGAAAGACGGCAATTATATCAAGGTTGACACGTCATGTATCAATCACGTTGATATTCTTGAAGTTGCAAACGAGGTTTACAACCTTGTCGGAGCAGGCTTCAGCCTTGATGAACTCCGTGACAGGCTTGATAAACAGAAGCTTAATACTGATTTCAGCCGTACACATTTCTTGTCGAAGAACTTTGTCCCGGCAGAAGATATGCTCAATCCTGAAGCAACATTGAAAGGGGGTGAATAAAAAATGAAAAGGAATTATTTTTCACTTGTAAAAGAGGGTGACGTTGCTTCGCTTAACATCTACGGCGATATATGTTCGTGGGCGTGGGAAGAATACGGCGAAGTAAGTGCAGTGATTCTTTCAAAGCAGCTTGAAGCAATGGGCGACGTAAAGCAGATTAATGTTTATATCAACTCATACGGCGGCGAAGTCGCTGAAGGTCTTGCGATTTACAATGCGCTGAAACGTCACAAAGCAAAGGTCACAACCTACTGTGATGGCTTCGCTTGTTCAATCGCTTCTGTCATCTTTATGGCAGGCGATGAACGTATCATGAATGAAGCTTCCCTGCTGATGATTCACAATGCGTGGACGTATGCAAGCGGTAACGCTGCGGAGCTGAGGAAGCAGGCAGATGACCTTGAAAAAATCACACAGGCATCTGTTGAAGCTTACAAGGCACACTCGAACCTTAAAGAAAATGAAATCAAAGAGCTTATGGATGCTGAAACATGGATAACACCTGAAGAAGCTCTTTCCTACGGTTTTGCAACAAAGATTGAAAAGACCGAAAAAGAGAAAGCAAATCAGAGCGCACTTGTCAAGCTTTTTGAAATCATCAAAGCATATCAGGCTGAAGAACCTGAAAAGGATGAGGAAGAAGAAACCGAAGCGGATGAACCTGAAACCGATGAGACAGAAGCAGACAACCCCGAAACAGATGAAACCGATACAACATCCGACACGGAAACAGAAGAACCCGGAGAGGATGAACCCGAAGAAGCTGAAACGGGTGAAGAACCCGACAGCACAGATTCCGACACGGACGATGACACAGAGGATGACACGGACGAAGAGGAAACCGAAAATGATGAAGAAGCCGTCCAGAAATGGAACGGTTTTTTTAATGCGCTTTTAAAATCTTAAAAGCAAAATTCAAATTACGAAAGGAAGATTAAAGAATGATTAAATTTGCAGCAGAAAAAGAATGCATCAAGCAGCTTACAACCGCTATGAAAAGCGGAAACGAAACGGAAATTCAGCAGGCGTGGGAAGCTCTTCACAGCTCTATTGCAGAACAGGTGAAGGCTGACTTCTCAGATATTCAGGCTTCGCACGATGCCGCCGTACTTGCTCAGCGTGGTTACAGACAGCTTACAAGCAAGGAAACAAAGTGGTATCAGAAGGTTATCTCAGCCCTGAAGTCGAATGATCCGAAGCAGGCATTCACAGCGATTATCGGCAGCGATAACGAAGATGACCTTATGCCGACAACAATCATCGAGGATGTATACAAGAACCTGAAGGAAGAATATCCCCTTCTCAACGCAATCAATTTTCAGTACGTCGGCTATATTACAAAGTGGGTAC